CCAACGCTCACCAAGCAGGGACGGACAGACGAGGACTATCACCTGATTGGACAAACGCCTAAGGGCCGATTCCTGTATGAACATCAAGGAGCCATCTGATGAATGAAACCATAGCACTCCTGGATGGTGACATCTTCGCGTATGAAGCTGCCGCCGCCGCAGAGGAGCCTATCAATTGGGGGGATGGAACATGGACTCTCCACGCCCTTGAAGCCCCGGCTATCGCCAAGATGGAGAGCAAGATCCAGCGGTGTGCCGATAAGGTTGAAGCCGACAGGATCATCATTGCGCTGTCCGACGAGTGGAACTTCCGGAAAGACATTCTGGATACCTACAAGTCTAACCGTGAGGGCATCCGGAGGCCCATGCTGCTGAAACTCCTGAAGGAACACATTGAGCTTGAGTATGAAACCGTCATCCGTCCTGGCCTTGAAGGTGATGATGTCCTTGGAATCCTCTCCACTTGGAAAGGCCTGAAAGGGGACAAGGTGATCATCACCAAGGATAAAGACCTACTGACTATTCCTGGTAAGCATTACGTCATGCACACGGACGAACACTTGGTTGTGACTGAGGAAGAGGCAGATACCTTTCATCTGGTTCAAACACTCATGGGAGATGCAGTCGATGGATTCTCGGGATGCCCTGGCGTGGGCGAACAAACGGCGTGGGAAATCATTAATGACCCGTTCGGTTGGGAACAGTATGAACATGAGTTCAAGTCTGGCAAACGGAAAGGCCTCACGGAACTTCGTTGGAAGAAGTGTGCTGTTGGATCTCGATGGGAAGCAGTCGTTTCCCACTTTGTCAAAGCAGGGCTGTGTGAAGAAGAAGCTCTGAGACAGGCAAGGGTAGCGAAGATTCTCCGCGCCGAAGACTACAACTTTAAACAGAAGAAGGTCAAGTTATGGAAACCGAAAGAAAGCTAACGGGAGGCTCTAATAGCTACTACAAGGTGTACGTGAAGCTTCCCACCACCCCCGGGATCATGCCCTACACCGTCGAGTGCAACGACATTATCGAATCCTTGGAGATGACGCCCGCTGAAGCGAACGTCTTCAAAGCGACATGGCGTAAAGCTGCTGCCCGTCTTGGTAATGGCAAGCCTGGAAACACTGACCTCTACGATGCCGAGAAGGTTGTCTTCTTTGGTAAGCGGCAGGTCGCTCATGCTCGATACAATTTGGAAAACAAAAGACGAGGAGAATCCTTTTGACTCCATTTGAAACTCAAGAAGTCGAAGTGTGCCGTTGGGCAGAAAAGAAAGGTATCTTTGATGAGTCTGATGCCATCATCCAAATGGGCAAGATGCGGGAAGAGGTGAAGGAACTGGACATCGAAGTTCTATCCGATGAGCCGGACGGCCTCAACCGAGAAGCCATTGAGAATGAACTCGGTGATGTCCTGGTGACCTGCATTATCCAAGCCCGATTCCACGGCTTAACCGCTCAGACCTGCCTAGAGTCTGCCCTCAATAAAATAACCAAACGAACCGGCAAGATGATCGATGGTCGGTTCGTTACTGATTCACATTAACAAGGACTCCCATGCATAAGACAACTCAGATCTTGAGCGACATTACCGTCTTTTCCAAATACGCAAAGTACACCCCCAGCTTATCCCGCCGTGAAACCTACGATGAAATCCTCCAGCGAAACTGCATGATGCACACGGAGATGTACCCTGGCTTGGCCGATGAGATAGATCAGGTGTACACGTCATTCGTAGCTGACCGTAAGGTTCTCCCATCGATGCGCTCCATGCAGTTCGGCGGTGTGCCTATCTTCAAGGCACCTTCCCGAATCTTCAACTGTGCCTATGCGCCAGCAGAGATGCCTTCAATCTTCTCCGAATCGATGTTCCTGCTGTTAGGTGGCACCGGCATGGGCTACTCAGTTCAGTCACGCCATGTGGATCAACTACCTCCGATGGATGGCCCTGATTGGTGTGATCGCCGGTTCCTCGTGGGGGATTCCATTGAAGGCTGGGCCGATGCCATCAAGGTATTGGTTGAAGCTTACTTCTATGGGAAACCTCTTCCACGGTTCGACTTCTCTGACATCCGTCCAAAGGGGTCCGAGTTGCTCACTTCCGGTGGTAAGGCTCCTGGGCCTGAACCCTTGGCTGAGTGTGTCAAGCGTGTCGAAGATGTCATGAAGAAGGCCTTGAAGTCTCGGGGCAAGGGAACTCAGCTCAAGACTATCGAAGTCCACGATATGCTGTGCTTCATAGCTGACGCCGTGTTGGCCGGTGGTATCCGCCGAGCTGCACTGATCTGTCTGTTCGACCGTAACGATGATGAAATGCTGACCTGTAAGTCAGGTGAGTGGTACATCGACAATCCCCAGCGTGGCCGGGCGAATAACTCAGCGGTCCTCCCTCGGGCTGAAGTCCATGAGTCTGAGTTTAAGAGGCTGTGGAAAGAAATCGAGAACTCAGGATCAGGGGAGCCAGGAGTTTACTTCACGAACGATCCCGATTGGGGAACCAACCCCTGCTGTGAGATCGCTCTGAAGCCCTACCAGTTCTGCAACCTGACTGAGATTAATGCGACTGATGTTGTGGATCAGGAAGATCTGGAAGCTCGCTCTCGGGCAGCATCCTTCATTGGGACCCTCCAAGCTGGATACACCAACTTCCATTATCTTAACCCTCGCTGGAAAGCCACGACTGAGGAAGACGCTCTTATCGGTGTCGGCATGACTGGCATAGCCTCAGGCGCTGTCCTTGGCCTTGACCTTGTGGCTGCAGCGAAAGCTGTCACTTCGGAGAATGCTCGTGTTGCCAAACTTATTGGGATTAATAAAGCGGCCCGCACCACAACTGTTAAGCCATCAGGAACTAGCTCGCTTGTGCTTGGATCATCCTCTGGAATCCACGCCTGGCACAGTCACCACTACATCCGAAGAATGCGAATTGGTAAGAATGAACCTCTCTATGGCTACCTTATCGAAAACCATCCGGAGTTAGTGGAAGACGAAAACTTCCGGCCTGATTCAATGGCTGTCATATCCATACCCCAGGAAGCCCCTGAAGGATCAATCATCCGGACAGAAGACCCCAGCGATCTTCTTGAGCGAGTCTCACGGTTCAACACCGAGTGGGTACGAACGGGACACCTCGCCGGAAAGAATGCCCATAACGTGTCATGCACTATCTCAGTGAAAGACGATGAGTGGGATGCGGTTGGCAACTGGATGTGGGACCACCGCCATGAATACAACGGCATCGCTGTTCTTCCATACCACGGTGGGTCATACGTTCAGGCACCCTTTGAAGACATCAGTAAGTCTGACTTTGATCATCTGTCCAAGAGACTGCATGAGATCGACCTGACGAATGTCCATGAGGAGCATGACAACACTGACCTAGCAGGTGAAGTAGCTTGTGGTTCAGGCGGTTGTGAAGTCACCTGATTGACTATTAACCCACACCTAAGGAGATCCAAAGGGGGAAACCCCTCTCTTTAGGTTTAACTATTAGAGGAATTATGGGTTTATCTGCAAGAGTTCCTGAAGATCTGCTGAAAGAGCTCGATGAGAAGTTTCCTGATAAGTGTCCTGATGTTTCCGATTCTGATCGTCAGATATGGATTAACAAGGGCAAGCGGGAGTTCGTTGAGTTCTTGAAGTTCATCTTTGAGGAGCAGAACGAGAACATCATGAAGGAGTAACCGCGCCAATGTGTACGTCATCCCCTAGCATCCCTGCGCCAAAACCTGTCCCACCTCCCGCTCCTCCAGCCCCTCCCGCTGCTCAAACTTCCGCAGCCCAAGAGCAATCAATACCTGAAGCTCCTGACCGGAAGGATAAGAAAAAGAAGACGGGCCGGAATAGCTTACGGATTCCGAAGAGCCAATCCCGAGGGTTGAACCTCCCAGGATCTAAAGGAGTTAGCTAATGGCAGAATTTCGTAGTCGGAATAGCCGCGTAAAGAAGGCCACCAATACCACCCAGCAGCGCCAATACCGTGAAGCTTCTGATGACCGACTGAAAGGTAACAAAGGTCAAGTCAAGAAGAAGGCTGGCGCTCAAGGTGGCGGTAAGTCTGGCCTGAACATACCACGATAAGATAATCAACAGGAGTATCAATGCCTGAAGCTCAAACAGCTAAAGGCTTGTACGCTCTTCTGGAAACCGACCGTAACCCATTCCTCAGACGAGCGAGGGATGCGGCCAAGATTACCATCCCTTCGCTTATGCCCGAGTCTGGTCATAACGGATCAAGCAAATTGAAAAGCCCCTTTCAGAGCCTTGGAGCGCGAGGAGTCAACAACTTATCCTCCAAGCTCTTGATGGCTTTGATGCCTCCCAATTCTCCTTTCTTCCGTCTACAGGTTAACAACCCTGAGATACGTGAAGCAGCCGAACAGTCAGACGCTGTGGCTGATCTGGAGAAGGCCCTTGGTGGTATCGAGAATGAAGTCACCGCTGAGATCGAGAAGTCAGCTATCCGTGTATCGGCTGGTGAAGCTCTCAAACAGTTGATCGTGTCAGGCAACGTGTTGCTTTACATGAACCCAAAGGGCGGGGCAAAGGTTTTCAAGTTGGACAGTTATGTCATCCAACGTGATCCCGAAGGTACGGCTTTAGAGATCGTGGTTAAAGAAACCATTAATCGCACCACTCTACCAGAAGAAATACGACAAGCCCTCGATAAGCAAGAGCAGTCAACCTCCGACACAGCAAAGAAGGAAGTTGATCTCTACACTCACATTACCCGCAAGGCAGACAAGTGGGTCGTCATTCAGGAAGCTAACGGCTTACCCCTGAAGGAAACCTACGGCGAGTATCCGCTCGATAAATCCCCGTGGATACCCTTGCGTTATACGCAGATTGACGGTGAAGACTATGGCCGTGGCTTTGTTGAGGAATACTACGGGGATCTAAGCTCCCTTGAAGCCCTTACCAAGACCATCGTTGAAGGCTCTGCCGCTGCCGCACGAATCCTCTTCTTGGTTAATCCCAACGGGACGACTCAGAAGAAGACCCTGCAAGAAGCTCCGAATGGTGCAATCCGTTCTGGTCACGCCGGAGACATCACAACACTGCAGATGGACAAACAGGCTGACTTCAGTATTGCCTATCAGACTATCGGTACGTTAACCGAGCGACTGTCTTATGGGTTCCTGTTGAACTCTGCTATCCAGCGCAATGCAGAGCGAGTAACAGCAGAAGAAATCCGCTACATGGCGAACGAACTGGAAGCTGCCTTAGGTGGTGTCTATTCGATCCTAAGTCAAGAGTTTCAACTGCCGCTGGTCAAGCGTCTGATCTACGTCCTGGAGAAGAAGAAGGTAATCCCTGAGATGCCTGATGAAGCTCTGAGTCCGTCCATCACTACGGGTATTGAAGCCCTTGGTCGAGGACATGATCTGGATAAGCTCGACATGTTTGTGAAAGGCATGGCAGACATCGTACCGCCAGACCTATTGGCTCAGTACGTGAACTTCCCTGACTACATGACCCGCCGAGCAACTGCCCTGGGGATTAAGACCGATGGGTTGATCAAGACCCAAGAGCAAGTCCAACAGGAACAGATGGCTCAACAGCAAGCTCAACAGCAAGCAATGATGCAACAACAGATGGCGCAGTCTGGCGGCAAGGTCGCCGAGAAGATGGCACCACAAGGCCCAACAATGGAGGCTCCCCCTAATGAGTGAAGAAATGAAACAGGAAGTCCGGAAGAAGTCTTCTAAGGCTCCTAAGGAACCAACCCAAAAGCCGGTAGAGAAGTCTTCTAAGGCTCCTAAGGAACCAACCCAAAAGCCGGTAGAGAAGTCTGCCAAACGCACAGACGGCAAGACTCTCCGGAAGATGCCATCCGGTGCAACCGCACTGGTCTAACAAGGAGGCGAGATAGACATGGTACAAGCTTTAAACACAGGTGCAAATGTGGATCACGAACATACCGAAGCACCCGAAGGCCACGATCAGGCCATGGCAGATAAGTTTGATACTGCCCAAGAGAAAGCCCTAAACCCGACAGGCCAACCTGCGGAAACGGAAACTCAGGAGAACCCGGAAGATGAGCTTATCCTGGGCAAGTTCAAGTCTCAAGACGAACTGGTAGAAGCCTATCGTAACCTGGAGTCTAAGATTTCCGGTGGTAAACAGGACGAGGAAGCGCAGGAATCATCTGAGGGTTCTCAAGAAGACATCGATGATGCTGCGAAGGAAGCCGTAGATCGCGCCGAAGGTGTGGATATGGAATCCCTGAGTGCCGAATACTTTGAGAAGGGCGCTCTGGCTGATGAAAGCTATGAGGCTCTGGAGAAGGCCGGTATCCCCCGGAGCATGGTTGATCAGTTCATTGAAGGCCAAGAAGCTCGGGCCGCTCAGATGGGCGCTGAGATCATGGGCCAAGTTGGTGGTGAAGAATCCTTCGGTGACATGGTTGAGTGGGCCTCCGCGAATCTGGACGGTGCCTTCCTTGATCAGTACAACGCCGAAATTGACTCAGGTGATCCCAGCCGGATGGAACAGGCAGTCAAAGCTGTTGCCTATGAGTACGGCCAAGCTCGACCCAAAGAGCCAAGCCTGATGGGCGGTCAAGGCAATAGCAACGGCAGCACCAGTGGATACCAATCGATGGCCCAGGTGACTGCGGCTATGTCTGACCCACGCTACCAGAAAGACCCTGCATATCGAGCAGAAGTCGAACAGAAGCTGGCAGCGTCCAGCGTCCTATAAGGAGATATTATGGCCCTCGGCACAACAGCTATTGTCGGAGGTCTGTTTGACATCGGTGGGAAAGTAATCGACCGCATGTTTCCAGACCCTGAAGAGAAGGCACGAGCCAAGCAGGAACTCACAAAGCTTGAACAGGAAGGTGAGCTTGAACAGATGTCTGTCAGGCTC